GTAACAAAAATAGTATTTTGAATTCCACTCTTTCCAACAGTAAGTTTCCATAGAGGAGCTTTACCGAAACATTTTACTGTCGCAGGCACCCATTTATTTTTACCACGTACGACTACAATATCACCATCTTTAAAATCTGAAAAGCTTTTCAACCCTTCACTTGTCCAAAATTTAGTTTGGACTTGAAAACAATTGTTTAATGACATTGAACCTCGTTCATATGTAAATTCAGTTCCCATCATCCAAAGTCCTCGTCCAGGTGGCAACCATTCCATATCGAACAAGGACAGTGCCATATCAGATGCAAAAGTTTGCCACTTTTCATCATCCCATAGAAGAGATGAACGGTAAAAATGCTCTTTGCGAATAGACATACAACCTTGTACAACCCTGATTACAACATCAGACCAGTCTTCATTATTTCTACTGTAGGTACGACGAAATACCAATTCTCCAAGACCGTTAAATCCAAAATTTGGGGTACGTTCTTTTAATTTGTTGATAATAGTTTCATTCAACTTAAATCGCTGAGTGACAGGTTGAATTTTATGTTGAGCTGACATTGTTTCTTTCTAATTAGAAACTCAATCTTAAATCTCATTTTTAATTTTTAGAATTTCTAAAATATTTCCGAGTATTAAGTAAATGAAAAATTATTCTTACAAGTCTATATCAAAATTCGGATCAAACGAATATTCAGATGTAAATAATCCTTTAACTTATTGCGTCGGAAATAATATGGATCAGCGCTTTATACATGGTAGTATGGCTCATGTAAACGGAAATAATACAAGAGAATGTCAACTTTTTATGTCTGATTATTGCGCGGAAGGATGGGACGCTTTTTGCGAACTAGAATCTAGAAATACAAGCACAAGTTTTCCTCTTCAATCACCAGTAGATGTAAATGATAGTAGTTTATTCATGGGCAAAGCAGGAGATTTATTGATTGCAAATACTGCAGCTAGAAAATATTTACTTAAAATGCATAATGCAACAGAAAAATATGAAGCTTTTGATCCAAATGTTGCTAATTCTCCTATGATTAGATATTGGGTTAGTAATTCTTGTTCTGGTTCTGGAGTTCCAGAATACGCTGTTGATCCAAAAAAAATTGATGATGATGTGTTGATGGATAAAATTTTAGAAAATCCAAACATTGCTCTTAATATTCTGATAAATATATACAATACTATGAAAAGACATGACACATTATTCGAATTGAAAAGAACAAAGTTAGGTAAATTTTATAACTCACATCCGTATTTTAAAGAAAAAGGGGGTGTTTAATTTTTTAATTGAATAATATCAATTAAAAAATATTTTTTATCTTTTTGATTTTTGACGAAGTTTATCTTTTATTATTTGTCTATCTTCTTTTTCTTTTTCTTCATAAAATTTCAAATTATTGATATCTATTTGCAAGTTAGCACATTCAATTGCTTTTTGACAACCTATTTTTCCTTCATTCACAAAACCTGTATACCACCCTGCAATGCCAAGCAAGTGCCATCTTTTATATTCATATGCCTGTTTATCAACAAATAGAACACAATGTTCAGGATATGTAAGCTTGCATGCCAAATCTGCAAATGTAAAACATAGGAGCCAGTTTTTATCTTTATAGTGTTCTATAATTTTAATAAGTGGTTCTACGCGCTGAGTATGTTCAAATGCTTTCATATACCATTTGAAAGATATTTCCCATGGTTCTGATATATCTTCTGATAATTCTCCACAACGTAAGTATGCTTGAAATCTTTCTTCCCAAAATCCTAACATTTCAGTACGCAAAGTATAATAATGTAAAGCTTCCTTACTCTCTTTCAAACAAGAAAAAGTCTGCGCAAGGTAGAAAAGTGTCCTTGGTTCCGTTGGATTTTCTTCATGCTCTTTAAGAAGCAAAATTTTATCTCTTTCAAATCGATTCCAAGACTTATCATCATCTGCTGTTCTATCTTGAAACAAAACAAAACTATCTGGTGCGCGTATTTTTGTATCTCCAGCAGCATCACATTCTTCATCGCTTTCAAATCTTGTATTCTTAAGCCATTCATGAACTTTACCAAAATATTTCCAACCTTGTCTGGCTTTAAGAAGTCGGATGTTGTAATATTTAACATACTGTCCACTCCACCATTCTTGACATAATAGATAACCTGTATTTGGAGTATTCATTTGTTCTGTACAAAACTTTCGCATTTCAACACCTCCGCGCAACTCATCATTTGTGTCCATGAGCAATATAAAATCTATATCTTCAAAAGTATCTGCGAATTCAAGAGAAACATTTCTAGATGTTGAAAAATCTACGAATTCACCTTTTTTCAATCGAAAAGGAATGTTATTTTCCTGACAAAATGTTGATGCTATTTCAATTGTATTGTCTTCAGAACCAGTATCGTATAAAACTATTGAATCTACATGTCCTAAGACACTATTTAATGAAACAAGTAATCGTTTTTGTTCATTTTTAACCATCATAAGTAAAGCAATATGAAGAGATTTTGTTGACATTTTATATTAAAAAACAAGTCTTTAATATAAATATATTCTAATAGTAAAGTACAAAAATATTATAAAAATTTAAAAAAGGGAGGGTAAATTTTCATCGATTGATCAGAACGAATTAAATTATCAACTCTCAGATTTTATAGTAATATAATTTTTTTGTGATGTTAAATATAAAAAATATAATATTTATTATACTAACTTCTATTCTTATACTATATGTTTTTAAATCTATTTATGTTTTATTTATATTTGTACCATACCACAGTTTATTTGCGCAATGATTTTTGCTTTTTTCGTTATAATGATCGTAGTCAATGTCAACAGCTTTACAAATCCAACACCACTTTCTATTACATTGAGAACAAATAATTTTATTACATGATACAAACTTTCCATTTTCATCTTTCACTTTTTCTGTGGGAACTCTACAGGATGGACAAAATTCTAAATCGCCTTTAAGTTTTTTCTCCAAGATAAACTTTCCATTTTCTGTATTATTTTTAAAACACTCATATTCTAAACAACTCATTCCTTCATGATATGGAGAAGTTTGACATGAACGACACCAAATAAAATTACATGTCTGACACATTGTTCTAGAAATTGGATGGTCTGGGTGTGTCTCTACGATTTCTCCGCAATCTTTTGATGGACATAAATAAAGATTAGGTTGTGAGATAGTGTATAAAATTCGAAATATGCTTGTGTACAAAGGTAATTTATCAGAGATAAAAATATCTTTTATATCAATATTTTTACAACATTTATTGCGAAGTTCTCCATAATATGTACCTGGACACTTTATAGTTGTTAATTTGTGACGAATATTTTTTCTAAGATTTTCAGTTGCTTGTTCTATTAGCGGAGTTAGATAACCAATCCCGCATTCTGTACACAAAACGTGTGTTTGTCGTCTTGTTTTATGTAAAAAAATATTATTACACTTTTCTATAACATCAGAACAAATAATACAATTTAATCTACTCATTTTGAAAAATATTTGAAAAATTAAAAATTAAATCAAATGGAAAATTAGTAAGAAACTAAAATTGATATATTATTTATACTCTAAGTATAAATAATTAAATATGGAAAAGAAAATCAAAGAAATTGCTTCTCTAGCGGATATTGAAATGAAAGTACTATTTGAAAAAGAATCGATCTCATTTCTTCACGAACTAAAAATATACGCCGATGATATTTACTACAATACTGATAAATCTTCTGGTTTAGATGATTGGCAGTATGATATTTTAAAAGATATTCTAAAACGTAGAGATCCTCATTATGTAGTTCCTGTTGGTGCTCGTATTCGTGAACATGAAAATCGTGTAAAACTTCAATTTTGGCTGGGTAGCATGGATAAATTGAAACCGGAAGATGAAAAAGAGATTTCTCAGTGGATTGATAATAATAAAGCTAATGAATATATTATAGAAGACAAACTTGATGGTATCTCTTGCTTGTTAAGTATGAAAAATAATAAAATCAAACTTTATACTAGAGGAGATGGTATTATAGGAGGAGATATATCATATTTATCTCAATACTTTTCAAGTATTCCAAAGACTAAAGAAACTCTAAACGTGCGCGGAGAATTAATTATGAAAGATAAAATCTTTAAGAAAAATTACTCTAAACAATATGCAAACCAAAGAAACATGGTAGCTGGTCGTGTTGGTGCTAAGACAATGCGAGAAGGTCTTCAAGATATTGAGTTTGTAGCGTACGAAATAATTGGAAATGGTGTGTTATCTAAACCATCGGAACAGTTAGATTATCTTGATAAGCTTGGATTCACAACAGTGCGTAGAAAAATAACAAAAAAAATTGAACTTGATGATTTAATGGAAACGTTAGTTAGTTCGAAAGAATTATCTGAGTATGATATAGATGGTTTAATTGTTCAGCCAAATGTTCCATATGAACGAGTAACTGATGGAAATCCTCAGTACGCTTTTGCTTTTAAAATGCGTTTGACTGGTAATTTATTAGAATCAAAAGTTATAGGAGTAAATTGGAATGTTAGCAAGTGGGGTAAGTTAAAACCGAGAGTTGAGATTGAACCAGTTCATTTGGGTGGTGTCACAATAACTTGGGCAACCGGGTTTAATGCTAAGTTTATTGTTGAAAAATCAATAGGTCCTGGTGCAATTATTGAGATAACTCGTTCTGGAGACGTTATACCTTATATTGTAAGTATTGTGAAAAAGGCTTCGGCACCTGATCTACCTGAAATTCCTTACCAATGGAATGAAACGGGAGTTGACATTTACACCGAAGAATATGGTGACGAAATGTGTGTAAAATTAATAGCTAGTTTTTTTGCGGAACTAGGCATTAAACATGTTGGAGAAAAAAATGTTAAGAAGCTTTATGAATCTGGATATGATACATTGATTAAAATCATTGCTGCTTCTAAAGACGATTTTATGGAAGTTCCAGGTTTTGGAAAAAGGTTAGCTGAGCGTACATGGGATAATATACATGGTGGTTTAAATAATTTATCACTTTCACTTGTATTAGGAGCATCAGGAGTATTTGGTTTTGGATTAGGAAGTAAAAAGATTAAGACACTTATTGATAGTTTTCCAGATATTTTGGAAGTTTCAAAGAATATGAGTACTGATTCTCTTATTGATCGTATTATACGTGTAGAAGGGTTTTCTGTAAAAACGGCAAGAAAGATTGTAGAAAATATAGACAATGCAGAAAAATTTATTTTGGCTATGAAAAATTTTGCTACTTTTAAGGAAATTGTTTTAATTGGAAACAACATGACAGGTATGAAAGTTGTTTTGTCTGGATTTAGGAATAAAAATCTTGAAGAAGATATTATTGCGCGTGGGGGAAAGGTTACAACTTCTGTTTCTGGAAATACTTCTGTTTTGGTATTAGCTTCTACTGCTGGTAAACCGAGTGGAAAAACAATAAAGGCTTTAGAATTAGGCATTGAAGTTCTTAACATTGAAGAATTTATGATAAAGTATATAACATAAATTATTAATATTTACTTAATCTAAAAATGGGTCTATCGTCTATGTTCATTACTTGTGCTGAAAAATGGAACGAAAAAGAAGAAAAATTTGAAGAAACAGATTTTACAGATGCTGCTATTTGTTGTAATAAACAATGTGAAGAACCGGTAAATTTTTGTTATAATTATTGTAGGAATAATCAAAACGAATATAATACTCCTACATTATTATATAGATGTATGAAAACGTGTGAAGATCAGAAAAAAATATGTTTAGACACTTGTTCTTTAATTAGTAAGTATAATAATAAGAATAATAATGATTATATTAATTGTGCTAATATTAAAGGATGTGTAGAGAAAGATATGTCTGCTAAAGTTCAATGTTTATTAGATAATAAAGACGAAATTTTTAATTGTTGTAGTAAGTCATGTATACCATCTCTCAAGTTAGATTGTGAAAAAAATTGTAGATATTTAGAGTCAATGTATCTAAACCCAATTCGAACATTAGAATCACCAAAAGATAAAAATATTTCTGATAATAAAAAAGAATATAAACATTTTGTTTATATTTTTTTAGTTCTATTGATACTTTCATTTATTTTAATATTTTTTACAATTACGTACGCAAAGAGAAATTGATTTTTTATTAGTTTTTTGAGAAGAAAGTAAGAAAGATGATTGTGAACATAAATAAAAGAGTTTATTTGGAACCTAAATTTCTTAACGAAAATATTATGGTTCATCTTTTAGCTAAAATTACTGAAATTTCAGTAGGGCAATGTACAAAAGAGAATGGACATGTTTTAAAAGTCAATCGCATAGTTGAAGTTCTAGGAAATGAAGACACTATTTTTAATGTTATTTTTGAGGCTGAAACATTAAAACCTACAGTGGGTGATAAATTTTCAGGAACTGTATGTATGATATATAAGGATGGTATTTTTGCACAGATTTCTGAAAAACAAAAAATGCTTATTCCTGCTATTTCAATTAACGGATATACCTATGACGATTTGTCTCAAACATATTTAAATGGAAAGAAAAAAATCAAGGTTGGTGACACTATTGATGCTATAGTAACTGCTTCTCAGTACAGCAAGCAAAATTTCAGCTGTATTGGATGTCTTGCTTAAAGATTAGGATGCTATTAAAAAATGTCGGAAATTGAAGTTTTAACAGAGTTCAAAACACAACTTATTTCTTTCTTCGATGAACTAATTGGTCAATTTCCTCTAGAAGGTGATTTAGTTATTGTTCGTTTATTTTTTGCAAATCAAATACCTATTCAGGATGTTATGAATAATTTTAATCACAAAATTAATACTAATGATCAGGAACTTCGCAAAATGATAAAAAATCGTAATGAGGCTTTCTTTTTAGAAAATAATATATTTGATAATTTAGGAAAAGATAAAATAAATCATATCAAAAAAATTTGGCGTTCTGATCGTCTTGATAAGGAAGATAAAGAAGTTATATGGAATTGGATCGACGCATTTATGTATTTGGGTGATAAGTATGCAAAAGCTATTTATAAGTAATTTTTATTACTCATACGAGTAATAAAATAATTTTATTTAAAAATATTATCTGAATAATAAATCAGCATGACAAATCATAACCGTCCTGAAAATATTCAAGGATATGTTCCTCCATCTGAAATAAAATATTCTCGTCAAGGAGTTTACAAAACATTTACAGAAGGTCAAAAGAAACAAGTATTTGGAAATACAACTGGTTATCAACAGTATGCATCATACGGTGAATATACAGAAGAAAAATGTCCAGAATGTGATCAAAAAGCAGTTAAAAATTGTGTTTGTGGATATAGTGATAAAACATGTGTTAATGGACATTCATGGTATACAGATCGAGATGGAAAAATAAAAAGAGGAAATCCTCATTAGTAAATAGAAACTTGATTTATCTTATACTATATTCAGTATAAGATTAAAATAGTATTAAGACTTTGACACAACACGCTTGACCTTTCTAACAATCTTTTTTGGAGATGCAATAGCTGGTGTATCATCATCTCCAGCTACTAGACTTCCATTTTCTTCATCAGAACCACCCAATTTTTCATCTTCCTCTAAAGCAAATGCAGCAGACTTATTTTCATTTTGAGCCGCGAGAACCTTGGATCTTGCCTTAGGCCTAGCCAATAGGCGCTTCATACCCATTTTGCTTGGTTCAACAACAGCTTCATAAAGCTTTACTTGCAAAGAGATCTTTGCTCCAACAAAAATAGATTCAATCTTTACAGCTCCCTTTGCGTAACAATGCTTACCCATTAGCTGTCGAGCATCAATAATGCTGTCATTGGTATCAAAAAATTGAGTAAGAAACTTGTCTTGCTTCTTAGAATAAATCAACTTTGCATAAAGAGTTGGACCTTTACCTGGAACATTGCGAAGCACTGTCTTACCCTTATCATCTGTAAACTTTTCCTTCTTCCAGTAGAGTGGGTTAAGACCGCCTTTAGACTTTGTCAAGTCAGCCCGGGTCAGGTCAAACATATCGATTTCTTCTTTGTTATCAATTAAATGATCCATGCAATTTTCAACAATAGCATTGAAAGTGTCAACCCAAATCTTTTCTTCTGGAGTTGCGCCATCACGATTCCAGAGACACAATGGAAATGTGAAACCAGTCACGTTTCCAGTCTCCTGGCTAGTATTCTCGGAAACACCAAATGAATATAAACGTTCGGTAGGGACGATCAGTTCGCCAACTGAACCGTCCTCATTACGAGTAGAGATGTTGATTCGTTTAAACTCGATTTTAACCTTACTATCTGGAATAGATCCAACAATAGGTTCGGAAAAAATCATACATTGTTTAGGATTATAGCCCTCAGCGGGCGTTAACTGAGTGTTTTCATTGTCGGACATGTTCTTTCTTAGTATTCTATTATTTCCTTAAATTTATATTTCAATTTTATTTTTTAGACTTTTTTTCAGTCTTTTTTTCGCTCAAATAATATGCTTTATATTTACATGGGTGTGAGTATTTATTCCATATTTCTATTGGAACATCTTTTTTTGAAATGGTTGCACGAGACATTTCTTTACGTCGAAGCGTAAAATAATCGTCAGAGATTGTATTATTCCCTTGTTGTTCCATAACACGATTCGCAACACGCTTATATTTTTCGATATTTTTTTCTAATTCTGCAATCTTATTTTTTGTTTCTGTCCACTTCTGAAGCAAATTTGATAAATCAACAGTTGACATTTATTTAATACTACTAAATTTAGTATTAAATAAAATTAATTTTAATCTTTTGGAAAATGATTTTGATTTTTCAAATGAGTCTGAATACCATAATAATACAAAGGCTTTTCTGCTTTTGCCGGATTAAAACCAAGAAGCTTTTGGAGCTTTACATCTGGCAAAATTTGACGCTTATCTTCTGGATTTTGCAACTTATTTGATGCAATATAATCACATATATACTTTGTAACATCAACACGAGATCGAAGTTCATCTTGTGGCCACCCAGTAAATTTAGAGAGCTCATTCGAAATCTTTACTGGTTTTTGGAATCCAGAATTATGATTATTATGACGAGGTGTTAAACTCTTTTGTTTCATAACTCGAGCTGATTGACCTCTAAGAGACTTTACAGTTTTATTTAGAGATCGAAGAAACTTAATATTAGTGTTCTTGGAAGAATTCTGATTCAATTTCTTAATTTCATCATCTATCATTTCAATGATCTCATCGAAACCAGTCAAAACAGTTTCTTTAGTAGGAACTTGACGAGTTTTTTTAGATACTTCAATATTCTCGATCGCATTTGATATATTTTCTTCATCAACGACCTTAATTTTTTCGGTAGTTTCAGCTACTTCAATTTTAGGTAAATCTTTTGCAACCTTTCGTGACATTTGAAATTTGTTAGTTATTAATATACTATCTTTAAACTGAGTTGGTTTTAATATAATTTTAAACTGTGCCAAAAAAAATGTATGCGTAAAAATATTTTTAGAAAAATAATTATTTACATATACATTCCAAACGGAGGTGGTTCTATCTTAACATCATTTTTACTTTTTTGAATCATTTCCATACCTTTCTCTAAGTCAGAACTTGTTAGAATAAATTTATGTTCTTTTCCCAAAGTAATTACACGACGAGCATGAGCCATTTTACATTTTGATATAAAATTGACAATATCTCTACCTGCGTTAACAAATATAACTTTATTTTTTGCTATAATTTCTTGAATTAATTTCTTATCAATTCCAATTTTCCAATTTATCTCAGTTACTTTTTTAAGAAATATATCTGTTAATTCAGGCGGAGAATATTCTTCAATTTTATGCTTCCACTGAAAACGACTTTCTAATCCATCATTTACTGCAAAGAAACATTTTTGTATATCTTTCTCGTATCCAGCCGCTATACAACAAAAATCATTAGTATGTTCAGATAAAAAGCTGCACAATGTATCAATAGCTTCCTTTGAGAAAGAATCTTTGTCTTCCTGTCCAGGACCAAGAGCATACACCTCATCTATAAATAATACACCACCTAAGCATGAATTAAGTAATTTTTGTGTTTTAATAGCTGTTTGACCTAGGTATCCAGCAACAAAATCATCCCTATGAGCAATTTTAAAAGGTCCATTTGGTGATAAAATACCCATTGATTTGTATATTTTTGCTATAATATGAGCAACAGTAGTTTTTCCTGTTCCAGGTGGACCCATCAGAATAGTATGTAAGTATTCATCTGATTTATTTCTTTCATGCATTCCTTGAATATAATATAATATTTGATAGAAAATTGATTCTTTTAATGTTTCCATTCCAACAAGAAGATCTAATTCTTCTAAATAAGGTGTTATACGCCAAAGCATAAGAGTATCAATATTTTTATAAAATTTTATGCTTTTTCCCAATTCTATAAGATCCTTGATAGAGTTAATTGGAGGAGAGTCCAATAGTTGAATGTTCTGTTTACAATTACGCTTATTTTTTAGTGGTTTATTTAAATTATTTTCAATTTCTCTATCTCTTTTAGACATCTTATTTATTATTAATAACTATTATTTTCTTTTTAGATTTTATAGCATGCATGCTGGCAACCCTTTTTGCACAACTCTTCCCTAGCTTTTTTATAATTTTTTACAGCACTTTCATACGCGATCTTTTCTGATTTAGTTGGCATTCGTGACGAAAAATTATAACTAAATCTTGGAGTATAATAACCTTGGTTAAAAATTAATTGAAAAGTATTTTCTTGTGCTATTTCTAGATATTTCCATGTAAGAGGAAAATTATACCAATTTGGTTGTGACATAATATAGTTAGGATAAGATTGGTCATCTCCTTGAGCTGTTCTTTTAACAGCAAATCCAAAATCAATTAAAACAAGCTTTCCTTCAGATGTACACATAACATTATTTATGTGTGTATCTACGTGCAACCATCCAGCTGCACGTATTGTAGCCAAATGTTTACCTACTTGTATCCATAATTGAACTGGTGTAAGATTGCATTTTTCAATCGGATACAATTTTTCCATTACATAATATCCATATCCTTCACAAGTCCATGCTGCAAAAAGTTTAGGAACTGTTTTAGTTTTCTGTAACTCTTGTATAGCTGTTACTTCTATAAAAAATTCTTCATATGCTTCTTGTATTTTTATGACATAATTACATTTTCCTTCTTTACAAGCTATATAAGCAGACCCATATTTACCTTTGCCAACTAATTTACGTTTTTTAAATATTTTATTTTGAGAACAATCTTCTACAATTTTTATAAATTTTGAAGGAATACCAGGGCCTGCTGGAACAACTATAGGTTTATTTGCTAATATAGCTTTTCCAATGACTCCATCTATATTAACGCATTTACCAGTTGCAGGATTTTCAATTTTACCAGCAGGACATTTTTTTGAAGAAGATTTTTTTGGAGATTTCTTTGGAGATTTCTTTGCCAATATAGCTTTTCCAATGATTCCATCTGTATTAACGCATTTGCCAGTTGCAGGGTTTTCAATTTTACCAACAGGGCATTTCTTTTGTGATTTCTTTGGAGATTTCTTTGCCAATATAGCTTTTCCAATAATTCCATCTCTATTAACGCATTTGCCAGTTGCAGGGTTTTTAATTTTACCAGCAGGACATTTTTTTGAAGAAGATTTCTTTGGTGATTTCTTTGCTAATATAGCTTTTCCGATGACTCCATCTCTATTAACGCATTTACCAGTTGCAGGGTTTTTAATTTTACCAACAGGTCATTTTTTCATTTATAATATGTAAAATTAAAATGATAAAATTTTATAATATTGTATTAAAAATTAAATTTAAACAATGGGAATTAAGAGTACATTTAATAGTTTTTTAAGAGAAACATGTCCTGATGTATTTGAATCTGTACACATTTCTGAATATAGTTTTAAGAAGGTAGCAATTGATATTTCTTTATATTTACATAAATTTAAAGCTGTTTGCGGTGATCGTTGGCTTTCTGCATTCATAAATTTAATCGCTAGTCTTAGGAGAAATGAAATTCATTGCGTTTTTATTTTTGATGGAAAATCCCCGCCAGAAAAGTTAGGCGAACAATCTAAACGCCGAGAGAGCCGTGAGAAATTGGATAGGCAGCTCTTTGATCTTGAAGAAGCTTTTTCTGAATATGGTAAAACAGGTGTAGTTGCAAAATGTCTTTCTGATCTTTATGATCGTAGTCGTTCACCCAAACGCTTGTTAGGAAAAAGAACAGAAGGAGTTGATATGGCTTGGATTGAAAAAAAGATAGACCAACGACGAAATCAATTATATAATATTTTACCTGAAGATTATGAACACGCCAAAGAACTTTTTCGTATTCTTCAAGTTCCATATTTAACAGCCCCTGGAGAAGCAGAAAAAATGTGCTCAGCCGCTTGTATACAAGGTTTAGTAGAGGCAGTTTTATCAGAAGATACGGACGTTATGGCTTATGGAGCTCCAGTTTTTCTTAGTAAAATTGATACTTCTTCAGATACGTGTATTCGAATTACACAAGTAAATCTTTTAAACGCGTTGGAATTGAATAAACATCAATTTTTAGATCTTTGTATAATGTGCGGAACAGATTACAATCCAAATATACCACGCATTGGGAGTAAAACTGCTTATAAACGAGTGCTACAGCACGGAGGTATTGATCAAATAGCAGCTGAGACTGATTTAGACACTTCAGTACTTAATCATAAAAGAGTGCGTCAACTTTTTACTGAATTTGAATCTGAAAAGTTTGAAAAAATACCATTTTGTGGCACTCCAGATTTTTCATTGTTAGAAAAGTTTGTCAAACATCATAAGATCCAAGTAAATATTGAAAAAATTAGAAAAGACTTTACACACAACGTTGTAATTTTTGAAGATTCTGATGAAGAGGAGGAGATTATAGAAGATGAAGATAACTAAAAATAAAATATTTGATTTTAAAAATAATAAGGTTTTGTAATAAATGCATCAAGCAAGATATTATAAAACATCATCAAAAGATTTTCATTACAGCAATTATCCAAATGTATTGACGAATATAAACGTTTATCCTCATATTTATGTAACGGAAAATCATGAAAAATCTACAGATGACCCAGTTCAAAAAGAACAGCATTCAATTAAAATGGATATGAAATGGACTACAGTTCAACAGTCAAATTCTAAACATCCAGATGTATGGGGTCCAGCTTTTTGGTTTACTCTACACAATGGAGCGTCTGCATATCCAGTAGAAGCGACTCCTATTTGCGCAAAACGTATGAGAAAATTTATTATTGGTATGCCAATTATGATACCATGTGAAAAGTGTCAGGATCATGCTACTGCTTATATCGAAAAAAATTACCATAAATTAAATGAAATTGTAAAAGGTAGACAAAACTTATTCAATTTCTTTGTTTCTTTTCACAATTATGTTAATGAACGATATGGAAAACCCCAGATGGGATATGAAGAAGCATATGCTCTTTATACTGGAGGAGTTAATGTTACAAAGCTTTCGTATTCTCATTCTGAAAAATAAATAAAAAATGGTAATTAAATGTCTACATTTAATTATAATTTTTTTGTATCTAAAAATACAATCGCAAAACTAAAACTGAATGTTAAGTTTAGATATTAATAATACTTTAAAAATGTCAAAAGAATCTATTAAACTTAAACCAAAACAAGAAGAAGCTTTTTCAGCACTAGTTAAAGGAGAAAGTATTTTTCTTACTGGTCCTGCTGGGACTGGTAAATGTTTGGGTTTTAATACACCTATTATAATGTTTGATGGTACAATTAAGATGGTTCAAGATATAAAAATAGGTGAAATAATTATGGGAGATGATTCTACTGGTAGGACTGTATTAAGCACAGCAAGTGGCGAAGACGAAATGTATAAAGTCACAAATCGAAATGGTGATTCTTATGTTGTAAATAGCGCTCATATTCTCACATTTAAGGTTGATAATATTATTAAACTTTCAAAAGATAATTGCATTTTGTCTTGGGGCGATAAAAACGGTAATGTATGTTACAAAAGTTTTGATGATTACAAAGAAGCAAAAAATATGGCAGATTCTTTTCCAGATTTAGTTGATTTACCAATTTTACAGT